CCAAGCAAAAACAATATAAATTCCCCCATTAAATTTATATGTATTGCAAATGCACAAGTCATTATTATAATAAATGTGATTAGCCATGATTTTACTTTATATTTCATAGGTTATTTGTTTTTGGAATTATGTTTCTAATTTGATTGAATAATTGTTTTTAAATAGCTTGTTTTTAACTAATTAGAATTATATTTCTAATTTTATATCGTTTCGGGTTTGTAATTATCAATGTCAAAGAAGCCAACTTTTGACTTTTGTTCTGGACTTCTCATTCTGCGTTTAGAAGGTTCATAACCCTTCTCTTTGCAGTATGTAAGTATCTCCAAATAGGTCGCATCAATGTTAGACATCATTATACTAATCGGCTCACTTGCGTAATATTTATCTATGTATTCTTTGTTGCTTTGGGTCATAGTTTTTAATTGTGTAGTCGGTTAATGCTGCCATTGCAAAACCTGTTGCAATTAGCAGAAGGCAAATAGCGTAGATCATTTTGAGTAGAAGTCTTGAAGTTGTCCTAAAAGGTAACAAGCTGCTACTAATACGGCTAAAAATTGTGCGGTTTCTTTTTTCATTGTGTTTTGTTTAGTGGGTTAAATTGTGCGTTGAATAGTCGCACCCCTATTTTATTTTTAATAATGTTCTAGTCCGTAAATATCTAAAACTAAATCAGAAGGGAAAAAATTGCTTTCATATCCTTCGCCTTCTTCTGAGATAAAAGAGTCATATACTAAACCCTTTTTTACTAAGCTACCTACTACACCTTTTTGTGATGCAGTTAAAGTTTGCTGATAACAAATATTATCATCAAAAGTATAATATCCTACAATTTCTGATAACATTTCGATTTCTAATGTAGTTAATGTTGCGTTTAATTCTTGTAAAGTTTTCATTGTGTTTTGTTTTTGTGGTTAATTGATATATCAAATATACAACCTTTTCACATTACACAATCAAATTGTGAAACTTTTTTCTAAAAATGTGATGAACGGCAAATATCAAGGATAAGCGGTAAATTAAAGGAAGGCATATCTACCTGTCCCACGTTTAAGGCTGAAATTCTGCCAAGCCAATGCCAGAGCAGTTACCGCATCATCATGGAAGCCGGAAGGTGCAGAGTACTTTACCCCCGTTGCTGTGTATTGATACTCAAATACTTCAAGCTCCTGGCTTATTATCCCTTCAGGATAGCCTATCTTACCTTGATGTATGGCAGCTTGTAAGCCTTCCATTAGTTGCTGCTTACTTGAACTCGTGAACTTTAAGCCTTGTATCATTACCCCTTCACGTTGTAAGTCCTCGAGTATCGGGTCTCCAACCCCCGTACTATCGACAAGGATAGGGCATTTAGGCAGTCTAAGGATAGTTTGCTTAGTATTGTGCCAATCCATTTGAAAGCGGTCAAAATAAGCCACGTTTCCGTCTTCATCTAAGCCTACTATTACAGTCCAATCGACTGACTTTGCTAGATCAATCCCATAAGCTACTACCGGCATTGTTGTAACCGGGTGTAAGCACTTGCGTATATGTTGGCTACCAAAAGGGTTAGCTGCGTTCTCAGCCGGGTTTGCCATATACTCCTGCTCGAATACAACCTCGGGCAGTTGCCTACGGGCATCGTCTATCTCTTGTGGGTCTATGTACGGGTTATCGTATGTAGTAAACTTAAAGCTTTGCCAATCCGGCTCTGCTTTGCTAAATAAACTGAAAAAGTAATTCTTGCCTTTTGGGGTGCTAAGGAATATAGCTTTACCCTTATAATCCGTTAAAGTAGGTCTTATTGAGTTAAGCCACCCGTCTTCTAAGTTAGGTATAAAGGAAGCCTCGTCTACTATTACCAGGTTGAACTTTCTACCTCTCAGGTTATCCAAGCGTTCCCCTGTAAAGAACTCCACCTTGCCACCATTAGGGAAGCTAATATTTAAGTCCGATTTGTTATTAGGGAAAGGAAGGCTATTGCATAACTTCTCAAAGAACACCTTAGCTAATTTATAGGTAGGGGTTATGTAAGCAACCTGACCGCCTTTGATTGCGGTTGTAATACATTTGATTTGGCTTAGTTCCGATTTGCCAAACCTTCTACCGCACATAACCACAATGTACCTGGCTTCGCAGTCAAGTATCTTCTTTTGATTTATATGTCCGTTCGGTAGTTCTATCCGCATTAAAGAATTGTCTTGCCGTCTACAAATACTATCTCAATCCTGTTATCTGTTTGTATGTCCATTTGTTCCTTTGGCTTACCATAAACACGGGTAAGTAAAGTTTCTAAACTATAAAGGCTGCCCTTCTCCAAGCTTTTACGCATAGCTGCTGCTATCGTCTTTTCAAGTATCGTTGCCTTCGGGTTATCCCATACTGTTTTAAGTTCTTCTAAGTCCATTGACATCATAGCTTGTATGGTGTCGTTTATCTCAGCAAGTTTATAGCCTTGCTCTTTAAGTAGGCTTACATACTTCCTGGGTCTGCCGTTTGGGTTTAATGTTTCCCCCTTCTTCATTTTGTACGGCTCTATATTTTGTGGATTAGGCATCGTTGTAATTTCGCTGTTTTTAAATTGGTTCTCCGTTCTTTTTAATAACTAATGTCGGGTCAAGTTTACGCATCCTGTCTACTATTACTTGGCAATATTTAGGGTCAAGTTCCGTACCATAGCACTTGCGTTTTAATTGGTGCGCTGCTACCATTGTAGAACCAGAACCAAGAAACATATCTAAAACTAATCCGTTATCTGGGCAGCTTGATTTTATTGCTCGTTCACATAATGGTATTGGTTTAGGTGTAGCGTGTCCGCCTTCGTCTCCTTGTCTAACGTGTCTATCAAATTGCCAAACCTCTGTCATTTTATCGTGAGTATTATCAAAATATGCACGACTTGAATAGTACTCTTTTTTAATTTCTTCGTACTCTTTTTTAATTTCTTCGTACTCTTTTTTAATTTCTTCGTACTCTTTAACAAAAGCATTTATATTATTTTCAATACAATAGTTTCTCCAACTATCGTAAGTTTCTTTTGTTGGCATCGTCCATTGACTTTTATCAAACCAATGGCAACCACTTTTTTCGCTATGTCCTGCTAACCTTTTGCAATCTTTTATAGTCAAATTAGCTTTGTTTTTATTTATATCTAAATAGTTTACAATACTATCCCAACCTATAAAATAGTTATCTGCATTATTATTAAATCCTTGCACTCCCATCATAGCAAATAAACACTTTTCTGTTATTATGCCATAACTTCTTGCAGATGGATTATTTTGCCCATCACCTAATCCACTTGGATTCTTAAACCAAGTTATTAAATTTCTAAAAGTAAGTTTTTGTTCTGCTATGTATGGCTTTAATATCTCGCTATAAATATCCATAAGCGGTTCATCAATACCCCAACAATACCAACTGCCGTTTTCTTTTAGGTGCATAAATTGTAAAGCAATCCATTCCCTATTGAAATCTAGTAAATCATTATAATTAAGATTATCGTTTAGTACCCCCTCTTTTTCTTTTTTCATTCCGTATGGTGGGTCGTTGTGAGCCATATCTGCCTTCTGCCCGTTCATTAACAAATCCACTTGGTCGCTATCCGTACTATCGCCACAAAGCAATCTATGTTCTCCTATCTCAAATAAATCTCCTAATACTATATCCGTTTCAATGCCCCCGTCTGGAACTGCAAAATCGTCTTCCTCAGCTTCTATAACTTCTGCATCAAAGCCGGGTATATCTAACCCCCAATCTTGTAGCTGCTCTGCATCCCAATTATTAGCTAAGTCGTTCCAATCCCACTCGCCATAGCCTACATTGTCTTTAACTATAAACTCCTTTTGCTGCTGCTCGGTTAATTCACTTGCTTTGATAATAGGTATCTCTTTAAGTCCGGCTTCTTTACAAGCCTTTAATCTCATATTGCCACCAAGTACAACCATATCGTCATTAACAACAATAGGTCTTAGGTTTAGCATTTGTGGGAACTCGTTAATTGACTTTACAAGCTTTGCAAACTTATCGTCTTTAATTATCCTGGGGTTGTTCGGGTTTGCTTTAACTGTGTTGATTGGTACGTTTTGTATCATAGTATGCCGTTGATTATATCGTTTGCTTCGTCTATTGCGTCTTCTTGGTCTAAGAATGTGTCTACGTCTGCTATGTGCTTATTGATTAAAGTTTCTGCCATTGCATAGGTGTAGTTACCTATTGTGGTCATATCGTCTCCATTAAAGCCTGTCTTGCATACTGCAACAAAGTAAGCCTTATGTGTTAGGAGTAGCCATATAGCAGTTAGCTTTCTCATCTGCCTTGACCTTTATATGGTTTCGGTTTCGGGTTATGCTTATTAAAAGACTTCTTAGCAAAGCCTCGCTTTCTTTTTCCGAATTGAATTTTATTCTTGTTCTCGCTACCTTTTGCCATTTGGTATGTTTTTTAAGTGTATCTCAAATATTTCCTCAGCAGTCCATCTGTTCTTAAAGTCATAATCGTAATGGCAATCTCTACACATAGCACATAAATTAGTTATATGGTCTTGCAGTTGTTTTCTTTTACTGCCGAATTTAGACCTTGCTACTATGTGCGCTATATCTACCGCAACCTTGCCACACACTTCACAAAGAATGGTATCTGACGAATCAAACCCCATTCCTTGTAAATAGTTTAATGTGTGTCTCTGCATATCTTCCCCATTAAATTTTTTCGCGATTAATAATTAATTGTTTATAAAATTTAGATATGCAAATTATTTTCCGTCTATTTCTTTTAACTTATTGATAGCCCACTCAACACCACTAGTTCCTCCCCACGCATCCCAGGCAATACCGCCACAGCCTTCGCTATATGGTACGTCTTTATGCTGCTGATGTCTTTTGAAGGAAGCCATACGAGCAATAGTGTCTCTGCTTATTGGCTCTCTGTTAGCTAACTGCCTTGCCCTTGCTTTGCCGGTTGCTTCAAGACAAGAACCCCATCCATTTTTCTCAGCCCATTCTATTGCCCTCTTTGCGTTGTTACTAGCTGATTCTGGGTAATCGGTATAGCTATCTGCAAACTTGCCACCTGCTAGGATAGCCTTCCAAACTTGCATAGCCTTCTCTTCGGTTTCGTACACACAGCCTCCGTTACCAATCCGAAATTTCCCGTTTGAGCATTTTATTACTGGCATAGTTTACTATAAATATACTTTCTGTCTAAATTTATCTGTCCAAAGTTATACTTCTTTTTGCAGAACTCAAATAGTTTATCTCCGCTTTCCTTTCGCATCTGCTCATCATTAATTAAATCTTTAATATGCTTATACCAATCCTTTTGACTTTTAACATAGTGAACCGGCATATCTAGGTATGGATTGACATAGCTAACAACGGCAGGGTTCTTTTTAGCAGCCGTTTCTAATACTTTAAGATTTGACTTCATAGCATTAAACTTGTTATCTACCAGAGGAACTATTGAAATGTCGCTATCTGTATAAGCTCCCATGTATTCTGTAACCTTTGCATAGTTATAGATCGTTGGGTTAAGTTTTAGTCCGCAAGTGAACGCATCTATCATTTTATCCCATATCGGCTTCTCGCCATCGTTGTACCCGGCTATCACAGTTCTTATATTCATACCTTGTAACCTTTTGAAAGGCTGCCTAATTAAATCTAAGTCCCTTTCGTGTGTTCCGCTGCCGGACCAGAATAACCTAACCTTGTCGCTTTCTAGTTTATCATCTCTAAACTGCTCATCTCCATAAGGTAAAGCGTTTGCTAATATGTGAACGTTTTTATTATATTTAGTTATCTCTGCTGCTAGTCTTTCGTGGGTGCAGGTGCATAGGTCTGCAACTTCTAAATAGTCAGTAATTTGTTTAGGTATGTTATTGAGCTTGTATCTTAAATACAACAAATGGCTTTCGCTTAGTTCCCAATAATCGTCATTATCTACTACTAACTTAAATCCATACTTAGTTCTCCAAGTGTCCATTTGCTTTGCATCTATCTCGTTAAGCATTCTATTCATTAGCACTATATCCCACCCCTGTTCTAATAGTTCGTCATTAAGTACGTCTGTAATAAGTGCGTACTCTTTTTCCATGTGTACTATTGGCATCATTATCCTGTGAAAGCCTACACCTGAGTTAGCAGAAGTTATACAAAGTATTCGCATCTTATATTCTTTTGGTTGTGATAGATGTCCTGGTATTTTTCCCACACGCTTTGCGCCCTTGCCAAGCTTTCGTCTTTCATTCGTCTATAATCTGTTCCGTTGCCTACATCGTGTCCTATATGTTCTGACCTCATATCCGGCAGGTAGTAATTAGTAAATCCTGATATAGTAGCTCGTTCTCCGTAATCTCTATCTTGCATTCCATAGGGGTCATACTCTTCGTTGTAACCGCCAACGGCATCTATTAGTTCACGGGTAATAAAGTTATCGCCAAAAGGTGTATGCGTTTTATGTACCCCGTCTACTATTGGTGGCAGCTCCTCAACACAATGTATTCCTATTATGCCTGTCTTTTCTATTCGTTGTGCAAACAAAACAAACTTAGCTAACCAATTCTCAGGAAGTAAAATATCATTAGCTAATAAGCAAACCGCATCATAGTTTTGAGTTATTCTAAGACCTGCATTTACTCCGGCTGCTATGCCTCGTTTTTCTTTTGATAAGTCATAACCGGCAAAAGGGTAATTAAAGTTCTCGTGCGTATCGCTTCCGTTATCTATTAAAAAGCAGTCTCCGTTATATCCAGAGTTGTAAAAGTTTTGGTTAATTACACGCTGCGTTAAATCGTGCCTATTTTGTGTAAGTAATAAAATAGCTACTTTCATTATCTTATATTTGAGCCGATTTCCCTTGCCGGAACTCCTGCGTATTTAGTATTTGCTTTTGCTTCGCCTTTTAAGAAAGCACTTGCTCCTATCATACAATTTTCTCCAATGTGTGCAAACTGATGTAGAACTGCATTAAGTCCTATATTGCTTCCTTCTTCTATAATCGAATGTCCACCTATTTTTGCTCCGCAGCTTATTGTAACATTATCAAAGATTGAGCAATCGTGTCCGATGTGTGCGTGTTTCATTATAAAACAATTATTTCCTATAAAGGTGTCTATCTCAGTACCTGCGTCTATTGTTACAAGTCCTGTAATAACATTGTTATCGCCTATGTAAACTTTGCCCTTTTCTTTATTCCAGAACTTCTTATGTTCGGCAGGGTCTCCGATAATACAATAAGCACCAATGTAGTTGCCGTCTCCAATAATTACGTTATCGCCAATAATAGCGGTAGGGTGGATAAAGTTAGCCATTCTTTTTTTTATTTTTAGGTTTAGGTTGCTCTTCGTACCAAGTGTATAAGCGTTTAATCATATCGAAGATACAATTACCGCACCATACTGTTAAGATAAAATCTGCACTCATATACTTGCGATAAATATGCTCGTACATTTTCAAGATGTCTAAATCGATATTACGCACATAACCATTCTGGACTGTGTGCCAATTACCAACGTGTTGATCTAAAAAGTTGCGGTGTTCTATTTCCATAAGTTCCACATTAGTTTAGAAAGTAAAGGAGCTGCTACTCCTGGTATAAATACAAACGCAATAACATCGGTACATATTGCAGGTAAAAAATATAAAGCCAATCCACTCCAAGCTGCTAAACAACTCGTGCAGCTAAAAGGCTTAAAATCTAGTTTCCACTTTCTATGAAATTGGTGTATCTCTACAAAGAATATTGCAAAGCATATCGCTGCTATAATTATCATTTGCGTAATTGTTTTTTAAGTTCACGTTTAGTTAGTTTAAGTTCCCGATGTATTGACATATAAGGTATGCCGGTTACCCTGCTAAGTTCTTTTGCGTTGCAGTTATGCTTGATAGCATACACCCTTAAAAGTTCTGCTTTGTACCAATGCATCTTTGATAACTCGTCTTCTACTTTATTAAGCAAGTCCTCATCTCTATCGTGTGCTATTAACTCTACTTCTAATGGCTTTCTATAAGTCCTATAAAATTGGCTTGTATTACTCTGCATCATGTTAATCATAGTGCGAACCAAGTAGAACTTTAATACGTTTCTTTTCCGCATATCAATTATGCGTTCCTCATCCATTTCGCATAGTACCTTAAATAGTTCACTTCTTAAATCTTCTCGCAGGTCTTCCGGCTGCATCTTGTCTATTGCATCCTTTAATTCTCGGCTTTCCCAAAGTTCTAATATGATGCTATTCTTGTTCATATTCTTTTAAGGTTAGTTTGCCGTTCTCTTCGGTTGCTATATAACAAAAGCAATTTGATGTCTTTGCTAAGTTTAAGAAAGCTATTTGATAGCTGCTTAATTTATCTCCAATAGCTTTGGTTTCGCAATATACCGCTACTCCTGTTTGTGTGTGAAAGCCAACTACATCTGGAACTCCTTTAAGTCCTATAAACGTTCTACCTCTTACCGCAAGATTGTTATTTCTCCATACAAAGCACCCTTGTTTGTTTAAGGTCTTTATTGCTTCTTTGGTTAATTCGTTTGCGGTCATAAAGCAAAAATATACTAAACTTTTTGATATTGAGAAATACTTTTGAAAATTTGATAAGCTACCTGTGGCACTATTGCATTTCCGTAGGCTTTGATGCTTTCATTTCTCCATTTAGAAAAGGTAATGCTGTCCAATTCTTTGGGAAGCCCATCATCTCCTCCACAAATAGGGGAGACAGTTGGGAACGAGTTCCAAGTATTTCGTTCACTTGACTTGGTAAATCGTCTCCTTTCCAATTCTCCGTCTTCCATCTTGGATTGTAATCCGATTTTGTCGGAGTCGGTAAAATTCCCATTGCCATTGCTCTGGTTAAAGTTACTGAGTGCATTAATCCTTCCGTCACTTGATTTGTTTTCATATTGACTGTCGCATTTGTAGAGTCCATCGCTGTTGGTGTCGGCAATAGTTTTTGTGCTACCATTAATAAACTCGGACTGAAATCTTCTCTCCTTCCATTCTCGTTGTTTAGTGTTGGAGTAGGCAACAAACCAAATGCGGTCTCTTCTGTGTGGTGCGTTAACGGCACAAGCTGGAAGTAAAAACGGGAGGACTTCGTAGCCTTCAATTTCCAACTCAGACTGCACCTCGTCGAATACCAATCCCCCGTTCCAATTAGTAAGTCCGCGAACGTTCTCGCCCACAACCCAACTCGGTTGAATTTCCCGAATTGCTCTAAGCATTTCCGGCCAGAGGTGTCTCTCATCTTCTTTGCCAAGTCGCTTTCCTGCTGTTGAATAGGGTTGGCAAGGGAAGCCTCCACTAATGATGTCGATTGCTCCTCTGTGAATAGAGAAGTCTGTTTTAGTAATGTCATTGTAAGATATTGATTTTGGGAAGTGATGTTTTAATACTTTTTGTCCAAAGGTGTTCCATTCGCAATGAAATACGTTTTCCCAACCGCACCATTCGGCTGCTAGATCAAAGCCACCTATTCCGCTAAATAAACTTCCGTGTCTCATTTGAATGTGGTTTTGTTTTGTAAAATTTGTTCCTCAAAAAATAAAGCTACTGCTACGGCTCTTGCTTGGTTTTTTAACCATTGCTCAGTCCACTCATCTCGGTACTGCTTGGCACTTATGATGTCCATTTTATTAGCTTTGTAGGTAATAATTTCCATTAGTTTCTTTTTAGCAACCGCTCCGTCTATTTTGGTCCAGGTCTTGATGCCGGTATTATTTAGCTTAGTAAATACAGATAAAGGATTGAATAGTCTGTCATAAGTTCTATTTTCTAGAACCTTATACTCCTGGTAAGAGTAATCAATTATCTCTAAATCAGTCAAATGCGGTATTGCTTCTACTCGTTCCTGTGGCATCATTTTTCTTACTTCGTTTGCTTTTTTCTTGTATCTATCCATTACCTGACTAAAATAAGCCGGGCTAAAATTTTGGTAATGATCTAAAAAGTCATTAGCTACCATTTGCTTAAACGCTACTTTAATCTCGTTTATTGTAAAGCCTCCGTATTCACTTCTTATCCAATCCTCTAAAACTGCTAACTTAACTTTGTCTGGTATTACGTTTATACCTACTAGCTGCATAATGTAAATCAAGTTCTGATGCAGCATTGTTTGGTTAAGGTTTCTAATCCTCTCACCCGAAAATGCGGTCATAATCTCCTGCTCCATAGGTAGTAGCGTTGATAAGGTTGTAGCCGTCAAGGTTAAATTGTTCTCCTTTTGTAAGTTTTCGCTGATTATTTGAAGTTCCTTTTGCATATTGTTTAGAGTTTATTATCCAAGTATTTGCTGCTGCTGACCAACTTTTCATAGGGTTTTTACCTACTTTCCATCCGTTACTAGTATAGTAATTTACAAATTTTTCGGCTTCTATCTTTGCTTGATCTGCTCCTATCCGTATTGCCATATATTCGTAAACCTCTTCAAAAGTACATTTAGTTTTATTAATATTTATATCTTCATTTTCATTTTCATTTTCATCTTCCATAAGGTTATGTTTAGCTAAACCTAGTGGTTTTGTATTATTTTTAGGTCTACCACCCTTAGAGCCATTGTTTCTGCGGCTTTCAGTAAATTGAATGCGTTTTTCAATCTCATCCATTAGCCTTTCATTGTAAAAATTTCCGTCTTTGTCTTTTGTAAACTTGCTTAAAACATCAACCGAAACCGAACCTAAGCATAACCTAATGGTTTTGTCTGTAAGTGTTCCTTTCTGGTGTTGTAAACATAAGAGAGTAATAAATTGTCCTCTCTCTTCCATTGTTAAGTCAGCTACTCCATTTAGAAAGTCGCTACTGTAAAATAGGAATGCAGGGTCTTTTGCCATATTAAAATAAAGAAGCCCCCAATAGAGTCCAGCTATCAGGGGCTATTATTTAACCACTAAACACATTATCGGCTGGACTTTCGCTAATGTGTCTTTTATTTATGCGAATATACACTAAATTTCTTTAAGTTCTAATTTTAAGCAAAGTTTTTTTAGCTTAGTCTTAAACCATTCCTCAGTTTCTATTAGGTTGTTCGCCTGTTTTATGTTATGGATAGCAGTTGTGTGGTCGCTTGTTCCTGTGTATTGGCTTATCTCTTTAAGGCTCAGTTTGGTGTACCTTCTAAGTAAATAAGCAGCAGCCTTGCGACCGAACGTTGTTTTTAAGCTCCTATCCTTAATTAATACATCGCACTCAAACTCTTCGTCTACCAATTTGACAATAGTTCTTGCACCAATGTCTAAACCAAGAGGCTCGTTATCTTCTATGCCTAATAACCCAAGCTGCTGCATCATTTCGTGTAGCTGCAAGTGTGTGTTACGTTGTGCAAAATAAAGCTCCTTTAACTGTCTTATTGATATGTCTTTCTTTCTAGTTAGCATAATTAAAACGGCAGTCCTTCCGTATCATCTTTTAGTTTTGAATTACTTTTGTTTTCAGGGTTAAAATCATTAATGTAAATTTTGTAGTCCGGCTGCTTATCTTCTGTCTTATAAGCGTTTTTCCACATTGAATACTTTACATCGTTGATTGTAAAATTAATTACTTCTCCTTTGGCAGTTGTGTTTTTCCAAGCACCTGCACTCCATTTTTTTTGTTCCATTTTTATTTGTTTTTATAGTTTACTAATTGATATTTACTTAATATGTATTTTAATGTACTCATAGCTTGGCTCATACCTTCTAATTTTGGTGGTGGATTGTCATACATATCTTCGCCAGAATATATTACTGATTCACATTCTACGCAATCCCAACAAAAGCCCATTCTTGTATCTTCTGATTTTCCGCAGCATTTACATTGTTGATTCATTTTTATTTGTTTTTTAGTTTAAGATTTTTTCCCACTTCTTTTGTTCATTCCAAGGGTCATTAATGTATTTGTTCAAAGCTTCCATTGCTGATTCTATTGTTTCAAATGGAATAGATTTGCACCCTACTCGTATTAAACACCCTCTTGAAAAAAAATTAATTTCAATGTTGTATTCTTTTAATAATTGATTTTTACTAGGTTGATATTCTACTGGTATACCAACTTCTTGTTTAACTTCTTCCATTTTTATTTGATTTTAATTGAATATTGAGCTACTAATTTACTTTGTTTTTTCGTACCAACGTTAATTAATTCCGTCTGTACTTTGTAGCCTTTGCGTTTTAATTCAAATACTACTGCTGCTAATCTCAGGCTATTGTACTTCGTTAGAGCCTGGATTGGTGTCAAGGTCTTGCCCGTAAGCAAGTGGTTCAAGATTTGTTGTTTCTGTGTCATTGTTATTGATTGGGGTTAAAAATACAGGTTTCTCTAAAATTGTTTGATACTTTTCTATGAATAATAAAAGGTCTGCGTATGCCTCTTCGTTATACCAAGCATAGTGATATACTTCTGCTAGGAGCATCTGCCTTTCAAATGGTAATAGTTCCCTCATTAGCTTTTTTTAATTGTTTCTTTGATCTTGTTAAATTCCTCTAAGGTCTTGATGGCATTGATTTTTATAGCAGCCTTTACCTTCTGGTCTTCGGTAAACTTTGTCTTATCTAGCTGCTCAATCAAGAAAGCCTTTTGTCCTTCGCTTACCTCGTCTTTATGCTCATTGGTAGCATCTGCGTCTTTTGTATCGTCTATCGCAAACAAGCCGTTAAGAGCATACTTCCTGGCATAGCTACTAGCTGCTCCGGTAATCTGGGAAGCATCCATTCCCTTTTTGTTTTCCTCTTCACGAGCAAGACCTGTGCAGGTAATATTATCTTCTCCGTTAGATAGACAAGCCGTAGCCTTTACATATACCCTGCCACCTACTTCTATTACCTCATCGCTTAACATTAAAGCGTAGCCATATTTATGGCAGATAGGTTTTGCAGCTTCGATAATATCTTCTGCACTTCGGTACTTGTATTTAGCAAAAGCGTTAAATTGATTTTTAGGTGCTTTTAATTCCTGTTGAATTTTAATTAGGCTCATATTATTGGGTTAAAATTAAGGTAATGTTTACGTTATTTTTATTACATTCGAACCAATTATTCTGTTTGTTAAAATTTAATTCATATCCTAATTGATTTAAATGCTCCATTAAAGAAGCAGTTGCATATCCTTGTAATTTTATCTCGTAAAAAAGTGTTACACAATAAAACTTGTCTAGGTCTAAACCTAAGTTTAATAAATCTTCTATTTGTTTTTTCATTGTTATTGGATTGTATAATGTTCTAAAATTTCTATGATAGGTTCTTGTCTTTTTTTAAGGCTCACAAAATATTCGTAAGCCTGTGAGTATTCTAAGTACATACTAGAACTATCATACTTGTTATCTACTAAGGTGTAGTAGAATATTGTGCCGTCTGGCTTGGTTTCTTTTACAAAATCAATTTTCATAGTCTTGTGTTTTTAATAGTTCAAGTTCTGATTGATTTTCTACCCAACGAGTGAAGGTGTAATCGTCATCTTCGTAATCGTAATTTTTAGGCAGTAATTGAGGGTCATTGGGGTTTTGTGTACTGCTCCCATCAGGCAGTAAGATGTTCCCAAATCTCTCGAATTGGAACTTCTGGTAAGTGGTTAAGTGTGTCATTTGTGTTTTGTTTGCACAAATCTACAACAATACACAATACAAAGTGCAAAAGTATTAAAATATTTTACAATTATTTTTGCAACAAGGTTGCATATAATGGGTCTTATATAGGACAAAAGCACATCGAATTGTGCAATTTATAGCACATTATGTACATCAGAACGTACAAAGTAAAGCTAAAACTTGACTAAAAATGTAATAAAGTAAAGGTATAACTTGCCAAAGTCGGAAGTAAAATGCAGCCAAAAGTAGTAAAAATACTACCTTTTGTTGTACCAAAGTGCAACTTTATAGCAGCTTCTGGAAGTAAAGTTTATCGCTACCTCCGTAAGAATACTCCGGCAGGTACAGTCTAAATCCGCAATTAATAAGGTTATTAGCGGAAGGGAAGTTGTCTAAGGTTGTGTAAGTAATAGCTATGTGGCAAAATGTAGATGCTGCTTTGATCCTGGTTCTTATCATTCGCCTTTGTATGCCCTGCCCTCTGTAATTTTTTTTAACCCAAGCTCTGTTAAATATACAGATGCCTTTGGAATAAATTGATCCGCAATAAGCTACTATCTCGCCTTCGTCTAGCATAACCCACCATTCCCGGTTGAACTGAAACTCATCTCCGCAACCCTTAAAGTTTGGGTTGTTGTAGTCTAGTTCCCTAAGTTGCTCGTAGGTTTCTCGGTCTAAGATATTACCGAAGCTAAATATCTTTTTGAGGCGCATTGTGTATTTGTTCAAGTTTGGTTAAATATAAAATAGCATCTTGCAGTTCTTGTTTCAAATGCGTTATCCATTGACCTGTTGTTAGATCACTTCTATCCATTGTAGTTCCGTACTTAACTTTCCCTACTTGCTCCCGGCTTCGCATATCTTCTATAACTGCTGCTAATATTTTGCTATCCATTTTATTTGTCTGTTTTGCTATGTATCTTAAAACAAGTCTTACACTTATATAAAATCTTCTTTACTCCTGTTGCCGTTGTTCGCCTCATTTGTATAGTAATCTCATCGCTGCCACACTCAGGGCAAGAGCCTCTATCTTGACCGAAGATAACTCCGTAATGTGTTTTAGGTTCTATGTGTAGCTTCAATGCGTTAAACACCTGCTCTAATAAAACCACATCCTTTTGGCAGTACTTAATCATTTTAGCCATAGCTACTTTATCCTTATGCAGAACAATGTCTTTCCATAAACTATATTCTGTTTTGATCTTAGTGCCAATACCTAAGTAGTCAGCTATGTAGTTTAGCTTGTTGCTATTAAATCTAAACTTTTGACGAGCTACCTTTAACGTGTCAATAGTAACATAAGAAGGGAACATATCTATCTTGTGAAACAAGCATCTGGTTCTTATCCACGCTAGATCAAACTTATCGCCATTGTGTCCTACTAACTCAGATGCCGTGTTTGCTACTTCAATAAACTTTTGTAGCATTCTTTTATCGTTTTGTTTGCTATCCCACTCCAAATGGTAAACTTCTTTTTCGTCTTCCCACTTATAGCAGATGCAAATAATAGCACGTTCTTGAATGATGCTATCAGCAGTTATGTTTAGCTTATATCCGGCAGACCAGAAGAAGCCTACGTTTGGAGAAGTTTCGATGTCAAAGAATAGTCGTTTGCGTTTTGATTTTAGCATTATTTATTTTTTGCTGAATTTATCTATTGTGGTGTAACCCATAGCAAAAAGTGTAAGATATAAGACCGCATCAACTAGCTTATCGCTTGGGTTAATTTTTAAGATTATGTTTAAGAACAAGGATATAAAAAGACATAAGCTGCCAAGCAAAGCCACTACTCTTTTATGGCTTATACTGTTGCTTTCGTCTGATAATAAATTAACTAATATAGTTCTAATGTTGCTCATATAGTTTTGCTTCGGCATCTCTCCGCCTCACTAAACCTTTTAGCACCTCTTGGTTTGCCCGTACCCATTTTCTAAACTCAGCCGGAATAGTCGCATCCTTCGGGTTAGCGTTTACCTTTTTAAGTAAAGTGCTATTCTTTAAGTTGCCTATCCCTACATTGTAAGCAAACGAAACAATCGCAGAAAAATTGTTTGCAGTTACATTTGATTTTACAAGAACATCTACTTGTTTAGCAAAATCATTAACTACCGCATCAAAGTATTCCTCTGCTTGTTGCTGCGTAATCACATCGCCTTCCTTTACTTTCCTTCCGTCTGGGTAAAAAGTTAAACCCCAAGATATAGTCCATAAACCTGCCGGGCATTTGTAAGCCTTTAACTTGCAGCCTTCAAACTGCTTTATCAAGTCCTTCCCGGCTTTGTTTACTTCCATAATCTATTCCAATAAGCTAAAATTAATATAATGGCTATTATTAGCACTATTAGAGCCTTCCAAAAGTTATTGGCAGTACTTACCTTATTTTTATCTACAATCGAAATTTGAGTACTTTCTGTGCGATTAAAGGCTATTGTATCTTTTTTAACTAAGCTATTGTCGGTCTGCTTCTCTTTTGTCTGATACACCCACTTAGTTACTATTTTGGGAACTACTATAACGCTATCCTTAGTTATGCGAACTGTGTCGTAGATTGTAACCTCTTTTGTAAATACCTGCTCCTTTTCTATAATCTTGGTTACGCTATCGTAAAAAGTAAGATGCACAGAGTCTATCTTAGTAGTCCCTGTGCTATCGTATCTCTTTTCAAACTTCTTAACCGAAGCACATGAAGTAAGTAATAAAGCTAAAAGTATTATTCTCATTTTAGTTTCTTAGTCATTTTCCAATAGTAACGGATAGCCATACCACCAGAAACAATAGCAACCAAACTCGCCATCAATGTGAATAGTGGTTGAATACTTGTAATGCTAAGAGTAGCACTTACTAATGATACGATTGTTGATTGGTCTGCTTGGTTGTTATTTGCCATTTATAGTTCTTCTTCTTCTTGTTTGTTAAATTCTATGCCGGTAACCCAATCTTCTAAGAATGTAAAATTCTCCAAGCCTTGTGGATTGACTACGTTAATTATTTGAAAATCAAATTCTTTATCATTTAAGGCTTCAATATCTTTTGTTAGCTTCTTGATGCCTTCCTTTGAAAATTTGTAATCGCCTTTTTCATTAAGGATTAAAATGCCTTTTTCGTCTACCGAAGCATTATCTAAGCGAAGTTCCTCAACTTGTGAGTTATAATCTTCGTGATACTTTTTAACCTTCTCATAAACTTTAACCAATTTTTTAGCGGTCTTAGTTTCCTGGTTTCCGATAACTGCATTGATGCTGCTTACTAATTGTAATAGTTGTTTGTTTTTCATACGTTGTTTTTATTTGTAAAGATATATTAATTATTCCAAGGTAAAGGTAAGTTTACAATAGGAGGGTTTTTTTGGTTCTCGATTTGAGTATCTAGGTTTGTCTCCATAGCATCTACGTCATTACCTGCTGCTAACCACTCGCATACTTGGTCAAAGGTTAAATCAGCGTAAGCCGTAAAGTCCGTATCCGAAGGTGTAGCACACGCCATAGCCCCGTATATCTCAGTATTGTAAGTTTTATCTCCGTCTACTTGTTCTGCTTGATAACGCCAATGCACTACCTTAACTACATCGGTTAAACCATCTTCGCTCGGTGCGGTGTCCATTTGCGATACTACCCATTTGAAAGTTGTCATATTATTTTATTTTATCGTTTAATTCTTGAATTGCTTTAATAAGCATAGGTACAAATAAAGAGTACTTAACAGATTTTAACCCTGTTTTATCATTAGTATCAATCATACCAGGAAATATAGTTTCAAGTTCCTGTGCTATTACACCTATTTGCTTTTTGTCATCTCCTATTAGATTGTAGTTTCTGATTTTAACTTTAAGTAAGTCAGCAAGTTTAGAAGCAGTATCTACAATGTTTTCTTTTAATCTAATATCTGAAATAGTACCATATACTCCTGTTCTA